CGGTAGGCCGGAACAAGTCCGCGCAGTTCCGGCAGCATTTCGCACTCGCCGGAACTGCGCGGACTTGTTCCGGCCTACCATCCGATCACCGATCACCGATCACCGATTACCGATCACCGATCACCGATCACCGATTACCGATCACCGATTACCGATCATTTCTTCTCGCGGCGCGCGGCGGCCGGGCCGGAGCCCGGACCGCCGGCGTCCGCAAGGAGATCACTCACCTGCGAAATCGTCCGGCAGAATTAACGGCGACTCTTCCGGCGACGATTCTTCCGGCGGCGGGAGAAACTCCGGCGGGCAGGGCGCCGGCACGGCCAGCTTCGGGACTTCCGCCACGCCCTCGATCCGGCACACCTCGGCGGCGATCGCCGCGGCCGTGTCCGCGTCGAAGTGGCGCGTAAAGGCCATCGGCTTGCCCGCGCCGTAGAAATAGCCGACCTGTTTGGGACCGCGGCCTTCGTCGAGAAAGACGGTCTTGCGCCGCATCACGACTTCGGTGGGGAACTGCTTCAGCGATACGACAGATTCTGCGCTCATGCGTTGCTCCTTGCTTGGTGTTGTGGCACGGCCTACTGTGTTGGCCGTGCTGGTCGGTGTGGCACGGCCTACTGCGTTGGCCGTGCCGGAACTGCTCGACGTCGTGCGCGGCGCGGGCACGGCTAACACAGTAAGCCGTGCCACGGGATCACGCGGCGGCTGTCGGCGTCGGCCCCGTCCTGCCGTCGAAGCGGACGACCATCTTGCCGATCTGCAGTCCGTTGGTGGCGCATTCGGGGAGAATCGTCCGACTCTTGACGTAGCCGGTCCCGGCGACGTTGTACGCGCTGCTCTGGCCGCTGGCCAATGGCAGCGTGATCGTGATCGTCTCGGGATCGCCCATCGCCGGCTGCGCCGAGGCTTTCGCGTCGAAAGCGTACTCGATTTCGAACTCGCCCGGATCGGTCAGGTCACCCGGCAGATTCTGCGCGTAGGGCGGGTTCGAGCCAATCGCGATAATGCCGAGGTAGTTGCACTCGACCTCCTCCCGCGCCTGCTCGACGGCGCCGATCTTGCGCCAAAAGAAAGCCAGCGATTGCGTGCCAAACGTGATGGTTGCGCCGTGGCCGGTGTCCATGTGTTGCTCCTTCGTTTGTGGGCGAACGGTGGGCGTTAGCCCACCGGTGGGCTAACGCCCACCGTTCGCCGAGACTCTATCCGTTGAAACTGATCAGAAAATCACGCATCGTGATGTACTGCGGATCGTCCGATCCGTCGCCCAGACTCTGCGTGTCGTACCGCTCGCCTCCCTGCGGCGTCGCGCCGCACACATACACCGTGCCCCACGTGCCGCGGCCCGTGCTGGCACAGAGGGCGTTTCTCACGGCCGTGGCCAGTGCGTTGGCCGCGGCTCGCGTTGTCGCGTAACAGTCCACCTGGAGGCGCGCGTGGGCCACGCCCAACAGGCCGCCAAGGTGGACCTCGTCGGTCCCGCTCACCACGTGATACACACACGCCGGCAGCGTCGGACTCTGCGGCAGCCGGTCGGGATACACCCGCGCGGCGACGATCCCCTTGACCGCGGTGTCGGCGATCAGTCGGGCTCGGGTTGCAATGCCGATGTCTGCCATTTGATCACCGGGGGGCTAACGCCGCCCCGTTCGCCTTTCAGCCGCCCAGCTCTCGTAAGGTCCTCGTCACCACGGCTTGCATGGCGGCTTGTTGCTGGTCCTTCGTCTCGTCGAATGCCGGGCGTACAAACGGCCGAGGTCTCGCTCGCCGGCCCGTCCGCTTTCCGTCCCGCGTCACAATCTCGTGTCCGTCCTCGACCAAATGCCCGTGGGCCCCGGCCGGGTACTGCGGTCCGATCACGGCCAGCGCTCGCTGGTCGTAATCCCGGACCTCGACCGCAATCGTGTCTCGCAGCGGCTTGGCGTCCGGCTTGTCGGCCGTGTCGCCACGTGGGCACAAATCCCTGGCCCTTGCCGCTACCACCTCGCCGGCGGCCTTGACCGCCTCCAACTTTGCTCGTTTGGTCAACCGATCGTCCACGCGGTCCAGTTGTTTGGCCAACTCTTCCCAGCCGTCCAGTTGCAGCGTGGCCATGATCACCGGGGGGCTAACGCCGCCCCGCTCGCCTGCTCACTTCCACAAAAACACCTGCCCGCACTGACTCTGGGACACGTGCCGGATCTGGTCCCGGTACGCGGCGACGAATCCGTCGATCGCCGGCCGAGGCGGGATCGGCACGCTCGGATCGGTCCACAGGTAATCGTCCACGATCAGCAGCCCGCCCGGCCGCAGCAAATGCCAGCACAGCACCAGGTCCCAGAGGCACTCCGAGGCCCGGTGATCCCCGTCCACGTACGCAAAATCGAACAGCCGCCCCTCGACCGCCAGCCGCGGCAACACGATCCGCGACGTGCCCTTGATTTTGGTCACCGGCAGGGGCGCGGTATTCAGGTCAAAGCGGGCCTCCTCGACGTCGCCGGCCCATTTCGATCCCCACGGGTCGACGCAGGTCAGCGTCGAGCCCGGCCCGGTCAGCACGTGATCGCACAGCCAGCACGCGGACCGCCCCTCGAACGCGCCAATCTCCAGCGCGTGGACGTCCGGCTGGCCGGCCCAACGTGCCAGCGCCGCCGTCCACGCTCGCCGGTGCTGGCTAAACCAGTCCCGGTGCGGATCGAATTGGCGATCGGTCAGTGTCACACTACGCTCCCGGCCAACGTGTTAGCCCACCGGTGGGCTAACGCCCACCGTTCGCCAAATTACGTTGCGCCGAAATACTCCCGCATCCACGCCACCAGTCTGGCCGGCGCGGTGTCCGACCAGGCCAAGGCCTCGCCCGGCTGGTCGATCAGGTGCGCCGTCGGATCGAATCCCGACGCCCGCAGCTGCAGCTGCCGCACGCGGTAGCCGCGGCCACGGATCGGCCCGTGCCACAAGTGCCGGATCGTGCCCGGCACGTAGCCCACCTGGCCGCGCACCGCGTCGTAGCAACGCGCAATCCAGCGGAGCACGTGGGCCCAGTGCGGCCGGCTGTAGTTGGCCCGCGCGATCGCGTCGCTCACTCCCCAGAGGCCCTCGCACAGCGTCTCGTCCCCGTTGCCGCCCAGGCTGTATTCGTACAGTCCGACCTGGTCGAACCACTCCCGCCGCGCCGCCCAGGCCAATCCCGTGTGGGCCCGGACGTACGTCTCTTGCTCCCAGTTCACGGCCGCCGCCGATCGCCGCAGGAACTTGGGAACTTCCCACAGCCAGCGGCCGAAATTCGGCGCCCCCGGTTGCGTCACGTCGAACACCCCGTTCAGCGGCCGGCCCGCCTCGTCGTGATAGATCGCGTCGGACCACGGCTGCAGGATCTGGTATTTTTCCAGCACCTGCTCGATGCGCTCGCGGATGTCCGGTAAATCGAACGTGACGTCCGCGTCCACCCACAGCACCGCGTCGTACTCGTCCGGCAGCCGGCTGACGCCGAGGCTCAGCAGCCGCTCCTTGTGCCAGAGGAAATCCCGGATCGGCACCCAAAGCATCCGCTCGCCGTCGATCGCCTCGGCGTGGTATTGCCACGGCAATAATCCCTGCACGGTCCACAGGTCCACGCCCTGGGCCTTGAGCGCCGCGGCGCAGGCCCAATAGTTGGCCCGCTGCCGCGCGGTCTCTCGGCACCCGTACAGGCACGTAATCGCCGCCAGTTTCACACCGCCTCCTTGCACTCAATCCGCAGCTCGCGGCGATCGCCGTACGGATCCGCCGCTCGCACAATCCCGAATGTCCGGCTGTCCCAACTCACGCGCATCTGGGCTGTGACTCCGGACAGCCAGCGCACGGTGAACACGATGGTCGTCTCGGCCGACGTCTGCCGGCCCCGGATGGTTTCCCCGCCCGTCACCTGCTCGACCTTGGCCGGCAGGTTTGCCGTGCCGAAAGTCGCCCAGGTCCGAATCGGTTGCCCGGCCGAGTCCAGCGTCGGCGTCGGCGTCTCCAGCGTGATCCGGTTGTCCAGCTGGCCGGCGTCGATCACGGATACACCCCCACGCACAGGCTGCGGATCAGCCGCCGGTAGGCCAACGCCACTTCGCCCTCAGCACGGCCGACCGCTTCCCGCTGCCGATACCAGTGCCCGACCAGCAGCAGGATCGCCTGCTTGGCCCGCTGCGGCACGGCACTGGCGGCCGCCCCGTAGCCGGCGACGTAGGTCACCAGCACCGGGTTCGCATCGTCGCCCAGCGTCGGCAAAGTGTAATCGTCATCCCACCAGATCACGCCCGGCTGCCGCCGCGTGTCGACGTGATAGTTCGTGCTGGTCACCGTCTGCAGCACGCCGTCGGCGTCGTAGTACTTGACGTGCGTCACGCTCACCAGCGGCGGCCGGGGCACTTCCAAGCCGTCCGTCCACCAGTCGTCCAGCTCCAATTCCCACGTCTGATTGATCAGAGCCCGGCTGGTATCCTGCTCGACCAATTCGCGAGCGGCGACGATCAGGGCCGTGATCAGCGTGTCATCGTCGCTGGCGACCACGTTGGCGTGGCGCTTGGCCTCGCTCAGCGTCACGGGCTCGAGCGCCGGCGCTGTCAGCAGCCTGGCCGCTTGATCCAGCATCCTGCTTTACCTCCTCGGCCAAATGCCGGCTGATCAGCACGTTCGCCGCGCCGTCCGGCATACAGCGGAACTCGCGGCCCGCCGGATGCCCGCCCCAGGCTCGGATTAGTCTGACGTGCATGTGGTGCTCGTGGTTGTGGTGTGAGTAATTGGAATTAGGAGAGCATGGGAGGCAAACCATACTTCCCATGCCTCCCCCCATTCCCATTGCCCGATCAATAGTCCCCGGCGACGAACCAGGTCAGCTTGATCGTGCCGTTGAAAATCAGGCTGCACGGCGTGCTGGTCACGTCGTGGTCCGCGTCGTCCACCAGCACGTTCAAATACACGTCCGCCGCCGCGCCGGCCGTGGTGGTGCCGTCCAAATACCCGTTGGTCGCCGCGCCGCCGTTGGCGGTTGTGGCCCCGGCCGCGGCTTGCGGCGTGGCCGTCTTGGCGAGGATGTCGACCTCTTTCCCCGTCAGGTCAGCGTCGTTGCCGGCCGTGACAGTACCCAGCGAAAAGTTCCCGTCCCAATCGACGTTGACACCGGCCGAGCTTTTCGTCACGTCCAGATCGCTGACCGCCGCTTGGACGACGATCGCGCCCACCGGCAGGTCGTAGATCTTCAGCCCGCCGTAGGCGATCACGCCGGGCTCGTCGGTCAACGCAATCTCCACGTCGGTCAGCGTGATGGTCGTCTGGTGGTACAGCCCGTCGCCGGCCTCGCTGCCCAGCGTCACGCCGGTACCGGCCACGGCGCCGACGCCGACACTGGTACGGATTCCGCCGGCCACGGTGAGCGTGCCGGTAAACGTCTTGACGCCGCCCAGACTCTGCGCCCCAGCCGTCAGCACGAAATCCGCGTTGCCGCCCGCGTCTGGAATGGTGTACGTCCTCGCGTCGGCCTGGCTGGCGTTGGTAATCGTGGTGACCGTATCGCCGGCTGAATCGGCCGCCGTGATCGCGAGCTTGCCGCTGGCGGCCGTGCTGGGGAACACGTCAAGGCTTCCGGCCGTGCCGCTCGCGCCAGCGTCCACGTTGGTCGCGTTCACGGTGGCGATGTTTCCGGTCGTGATCGTAGCCGTGGTGATCGTCGCGATCTCCTTGGCCGCGCCCAGCACCAGGGCCTTGTTCGCCGCGGCCGTGCCGTCCGTAATCCCGTCGATCTTGGTCAGATCCGCGGCCGTCACGGTGTCCAGCGTGTCGAGCTGCGCGGCGATGTCGTTGCCGTCGCGGTTGATCACGGTACAGCCTGGCTGTAGCTCCAGCGATTTCCAGACCTTGCCGACGTCGATCCGGTAATTCGCGGCCAGCGCGCAGAGCGCGATAGTTGCGACGGTGATCGTGATCCAGTGTCTGCGATTCATGCTGCGTTGCTCCATGTGGCACGGTTTACTGTGTTGGCCGTGCCGGAAGTACTCGGGTTCGTGGGCGATCCAGGCACGGCCTGTGTTGGCCGTGCCACATCAGGACAGCAGGCTTACGCCGCCCTCATCACCGTGTCGGCGCCGCGCTCCGCCGCCGTGTACGCTCCGACTGGACTGCGCGACAGGATCCCGATCGCCGACAGGTAGGTGCCAAGAGCGCCGTTGCCTGCCTTGGCGTACAAATTGACGTAGCGCATCCGTCCCGCCCGCAAATCGACTTCCATCACGATCAGCTTGTTGTCGTCGTCGGCCGAGGGCAGCGCGGCAGCCGATCCGTAGGCGTCGTTATCCGTCGCCAGATCGCAGCCGTCGATGTCCGTGTATCCGCCGCCGCCGCCGGAGGTCTCCGACTCCTGCAGTTTCAGCGCGGCCATTGCGATGTCCGTCGCGCCCAGGGCGACGATCACCTGCAGGTAATCCCAGCCCAAGGTGTCGATCTCGACCGCCGTAAACTCGGCGTCATCCTTGATCTCGCCGGGCGGGATGCAGGCGACGACTTTCGTGTGTTGCAGCTCGTTCATCTTTTCCTCGATAAGTGTCAGTGGTCAGTGGTCAGTTGGCAGACGAAGATCAATCCGCTCTGCGCGTTGGCGCAGAGCGGACCAATCGAAACGAGCTACGCGCCGGGCGTCTTCAGCGCGACGATCGGACCAGCGGCCGAGGCCGTGCCCGGCTGGACGATCGCCACGTGGCAACGCTGGGTGCCCTTGATTCCGATCTGGTCGTACTCGAAGTACCTTTGGTCGGAAATCTGGATCGTCATTCCCCGGCGATTTCCCAGCATGGCGGCCATCGACAAATCGCCGATGTACGCGTGAATCGTACTTACGCTGGCGGTCAAGGTCTTGTGCATCACGTGGACGTACTCGACCGGATAGCCCAAGAACATCGGCACCATCTGGCCGTCGGCCGTCTTCTCCCACGTGGTTCCGCCCTGGCTGGCCATGAGCCGCACCATGGAGTTCCAGTAGCCAGGCTTGCTGATGTACCAAACGGGCTGCATCCCTGGATAGTCCGGCAGTTGTCCGACGGCCCCGATGAAATCCTCCAGGTCCAGCGTGCCGAAAGTCGTGTTTCCGGTCAGAGCCGTGTAGATCGAGCCGGCTTGGATCGCGTTCTTCAAACCTGTCTGGTGCCCGTACGTCGCGCTGCCGTCGCCGATAAAGCCGGCGGTGTCTTCCGCCACGGCGAAGGCGTAGGCGAACTCTTTGGTCAGATCGTCGCCGATCGAAATTGTTGCGTCCTCGCCC